CGGCGGGTATTATTTGAAGAACACTGCCTGCGCCTTGAGGCATGAAAGTCGTTAAGGTCTACGGCGCTTTGCGCGAACTGCTGGGCAAGACTCGATTTGAGTTTGTGGCGGATACACCTGCCCAGGCTATGCGTGCATTGTTGGTCAACTTTCCGCAGCTGGAGCAATGGTTAATCGACAGCGAGAAAAACGGTGTTGCCTATCGAGTAACGGTTGGCAAGCAAAAAATACATAACGACGATGTATCAGGACTGTTTTCCCCCTGGAGCGAGCGAGAGGTGCTTAGCATTGCCCCGGTTTTTTCTGGTGCGGGGGGTGCAACTAGAATTATTGCAGGCGTCGCCTTAGTGGCTCTTGCTGTTATCACGTATGGCGGTTCGCTAACTGTTAGCGGAGGCGCTTTGGTTGCCAAGTCAACTTTGGCCGCAGGCAGTTTTGCTGCTACTGGAGCAGCAATCGCGGCAGCAAGCGTGTACGCAGGTATTTATTTGATTGGGAGTGGCGTTGCTCAAATGCTTTCGCCTGCGCCAAAGCCACCTGGGTTTGGTGAAGCGCCGACTCAGCTAGAGTCAAATAGTTTTAGCGGCATCGTAAACACTTCTCGTCAGGGTGTTCCCGTGCCAATAGCCTACGGACGGGTATTTGTTGGGTCGGCGGTTATTTCTGCTGGTCTTGACGTTGATCAGGTTTGACCATGACTGAATCGAAGTACATCGCAGGTGCTGGCGGCGGTTGCTTTACTGGTGACACTCTCGTGTCAATTCCTGGTGGCACTAAAGCAATTAAAGATATTCAGGCTGGCGATATTGTTTGCAGTTTTGACGATAAGGGCAAGATACATAAGGGCAAAGTTCTTAAAGTTCACGAGCACGAAAACGAGCGCGTTGTTAGATACAGACTTTGGGGAGGTCAGTGTTTAGACGCGACGCCTAATCACTGGGTCTTAAATCAATTCAATGCGTTCGTAGAGATTGGAACGCTTAATTCTGACGACTGCTTGGAAGATGAGTTTGGGCATCTGCGTCCGATTGTCGACCGTACAGAACTTGGAGAGCACACGGTTTACAACTTAACGGTAGAAGGTCATCACACCTTCATTGCGAATAGTGTTCGTGTCCACAATGCTGGATTGGGCGCACGCATAGCCGGTTCTGGCGGTGGCGGTGGTGGTGGTGGCAAAGGTGGTGGCGGTGGTGGTGGTCACACTCCAACTGAAGCTGACGACTCTCTGCAATCAAAGCAGTTTGCAAATGCCCTTGATCTGATTAGTGAAGGCGAGATCCAAGGTTTAGACGACGGCAACAAAAGCGTCTTTTTTGACGGTACGCCGTTGCAAGCAGCTGACGGTTCGTACAACTTTAGTGATTACACGATTGCAACTCGCAACGGCACGCAGGGTCAGTCTTATATTCCTGGCGTTTTCAGCAACGTCGAGTCTGAAACATCAGTTGGCGTTGAGGTTACTAATGCCACGCCAGTAATTAGGCAGATTACAGATTCAGATGTTGACCGTGTTCGGGTCACAATTCAGATTCCAGCGCTGCAGCTGGTTGAAGAGGATGGAGACATTGTTGGTACGAGTGTCAGCATCAGTATTCAGGTTCAATACAACGGCGGCGGTTACAGCACCGTCAAGACTGACACGATTTCAGGCAAAAGCAGTGGCTCGTATCAGCGGGACTACCTGCTGACGCTGACTGGATCATTTCCAGTAGACATCAAGGTTGTTCGTAACACAGAGGACACCACCTCAAATCGGCTTGCAAACATCACTAATTGGCAGAGCTTTACGTCAATTATCGATGCCAAGCTTGCCTACCCAAACAGCGCACTTATCGGCTTGCGTCTTGGCTCTAGCCAGTTCAATAGAATCCCTCAACGCAGATATCTAATTCGTGGCATCAAGGTTGCAATCCCAAGCAATGCAACCGTAGACACCACAACACACCTAGGGCGGATTACATATTCCGGCGTGTGGGACGGAACGTTTGCTGCGGCTACTTGGACAAACGATCCAGCCTGGTGCCTGTGGGACTTACTCACCAACGATAGGTACGGCGCTGGCATCCCTGAATCTTCGTTGGATCGCTATGACTTTTTTGCAATTAGCCAGTATTGCAACACTCTTGTCGATGACGGCAAAGGCGGGCAAGAGCCGCGGTTTAGCTGCAACCTGCTGATCAACCAGCGCAGAGAGGTTTACAACGTCATCCAAGAGATGAGCAGCATTTTTAGAGGCATCTCTTATTACGGCGCTGGTTCATTGGTGTTGTTACAGGACAAGCCTTCTGATGCTCAATACACGCTTGGCCCAGCCAACGTTGTTGATGGCGTATTTCAGTATTCTGGATCGTCGGTTCGTGCTCGTCACACCTGTGCGACTGTTGCGTACCACAATTACGACGAGCAAGGCGAGGTGTCGTTTGAGTACGTCGAAGATGCTGACGCTGTTGCCAAGTATGGCGTAAACAACAAGGACATTAAAGGGGTCGGTTGTTACTCGCAGGGCCAAGCCAACAGGCTTGGTAAGTGGACGCTGCTAAGCGAACAAGATTTGTATGAGACATGCAACTTTGCTGTCGGTATTGACTCAGGCATTGTTGTCAGACCTGGCATGGTTGTGGACATTGCCGACCCTTTGCGCGGTGGAACGCGAAGGAATGGGCGTGTTTCTTCCGCTACTACGACCGAAATAACTATTGACAGTGCTACTGATTTGTCAGTCGACACAAGCGAGAACCCAACTCTCTCGATTGTTTTGCCAAATGGTTTAGTTGAGACTAGAAACATTGGTTCGATAAGCGGGAGAGTAGTCACTGTTCCTGTGGCTTTTAGTCAAGCTCCAGCAGCCAATGCTCCGTGGCTTATTCAGACAGATGATATTCAGTCACAGCAGTTTCGTGTAGTTGGCGTCACTGAACAAGGCGATGGTATTTTCGGCGTTACTGCTCTTAAGTACAACGAAAGCATTTACAACGCAGTAGAGCAGGACCTCAACTTAACTCAGCGCGACATTAGCAACCTCACTGAACCACCACCAGCGGTAAGCAACTTGTCGGCCACTGAATTTTTATACGAAGAAGGTGGAACGGTTAGAACAGGCGTGGATCTCAGCTGGACAAGTCCTGTCGCTAACAATGTCAATGATTTTGTCGTTCGCTATCGCCTGTCAAATAATAATTTTCAAACAATCACCACTGAAGCTCCATCAATACAAGTCAAAGGGTTGAAAGCAGGAAGCCTGGAGGTTCAGGTTACTGCTCGCAATTTCAATAGGAAACCCGGCCCAATTACTCGACAAATTTTTTCATTGTCAGGCAAGACAGCAATACCAGGTAACGTACAAAATCTGACGTTAGAACCTTTAAATTACAACAGCGCACGTTTGCGCTGGGATGAGACTGTCGACCTTGACGTAAAAGTCAGCGGCAAGGTTCATATCCGACACAGCAATCTGACTGACGGCAGCGCAACGTGGTCAAACAGCACTGACCTCATTGCCGCCATTGCGGGCAGTGCAACTGAAGCAACTGTGCCTCTCTTGGAAGGGGAGTACCTAGTCAAGTTTGAAGACGACGGTCTGCGTAAGAGCGCAACAGAAACCACCGTCGTTGTTGACCAACCAGTTTCGCAAACGTTCTTTGGTGTCAAAACGCAACGTGAGGATCAGCTTTCAACGCCGTTTGACGGCAGTAAGACCGATACCACTTACAACTCAACCTATGACGCCTTAATTCTCGATAGTGATGGGCTGACTGCAGGCACTGGCGAATACGCCTTTGACAGCACGCT